GGCCAATGTAAATTTTGTTGTTGGTCAAGTTTGTGATTTTATAAATTTTCATAATAGTATTTATGCTATATGGTAAAAATACTGGTGTTATGCTGTGCCATTAATTGTCTGCCTTAGGTTTAACAAACACACCGCTAAGTGCCTGTCGTTGTGGAACAGTAACGCCACGATCAGTTGTGGTAGTTGCTTGGTTATTGATATACGGTCCTGCATTGGTTGCAGTAGTTGTCCATCCAGCTGATGTTGAATTGTCGGCGAGTCGGTACCATTTGTTTCCTCGATAAACAAATAGACGCTGTGGCTGGAAGTCTGTTCTAACAAACAGCTCGCCCTGCCCTGGAGCACTAGGGAAACTTAAACCAGTTGCAATATTTGTAGTGTCTCCACTTTGCGCCACATGCTCTGTTGTATTGACTGCAATTATAGAAGTACCAGTACCGTCAAATCCATTAATAACAGGAGCAAAGGTAGACGCTGTAAATTCAGTATTCTTATATCCAGCTGCCGGAGTAATAACTTCTGCACTTGCAACAATAGCATTTGAAATAGCAATTTCCTTGTTGTAAGTACTGAGTGCATTTTTCAAACTGTTTTCATCTTCTGGATCTCCCAGTAGGCTGCGATATTCTTGTGCATCATTGATAGGCGCTGCCTTGATGCGCCACAAGTGTGGCCACCAAGTTGGTCCAAAACCTTCTGCTGAACGTGCAGAATCTTGAATAGCATAAAATTTATTGATACTCTTTGCATTGGCATCAAGTAGCAGGTCATCATTCAAGTGAGGTAATTCTAGTACGTCGCCTGCCATGAGTTTGCGTCCAAGACGTTCTACCATTTCATTTGTATGGAATGTGATAAACAGCGTGTCAGCGTTTAAGAACAAACCAAATTGGCTCAAGTCAAAGTCTTGGTCACTTACATTGTAAGTTCCACGTAATTCATAAACAGTTGTGTCATACACACGATCACGGTTTTCCATGAACAAGATGTCCTGTATGTCCATTTCATTGATTTCACCCTTTGCAGCCAAATTGGGCTTGGCAGGATCAGATCCATCTTCTACGGCTGCTGGTCCAAGATATTTGTGGATCAAGATTGAGGTGCCACCTGCACCCACAGCTTCTCGTATCAGGCGATCCTGATAGTAAAAGTCGTTTGTTTTAGCGTTCTTCCAAAGTGATAATTTAGGCATTGTTTCCTGTCCAGGTCCAAAAGGTCCTGTTTCTTAGTGTTATTTACCGGTTGACAGACGTTCAAGGATAAGTTATAATACAGCATTGTCCCACTAAATGGAGTTAAAATGGCTACTGCAACTAAGAAAAAACCTACCCTTGTAAGGAAAACACGGGTCACTGCCAAGCAAGTGAACGCTCATCGTACACGTGGTGGCGCCGCCAAAGATTTTAGCCCATCATGGGAAGGCGCTGCCGAGTTTAACGAAGAACAGTTTACACGACAGTTCCGACGTTCAATGGACTATTATCGTCTTGAAACCAATACCAAAACCCTGCGCCCAAAAGTAGCAGAGTGGATGGAAGCTAATGGCTACAAAAAGGATGCCATTAACGAATTCCGCAAGCTAAAAGACAGTAGAGTAAACTCCACCTTGTGCGGGGTAGCCGCTTGTTTGGTGCGCGGCATGCCTCCTGTATACGAAGGTTTTAATAGTGGGCGTGACTCTGCAGAATGGTTAAAGGCTGAAATTGCCAAGGCCATGAAAGACGGCAAGAATGATATTGACGAGACTGAAACTGAAAAAGTTGTTCCAGTAGTAAAGAAGGAAACTATACAAGATCGCCTGGCAGAAAAGTTCAGCGAAACAATGGGCGATATTGAAGGCGCCATTGATGACTACATTACTGAAGGCAAAGATCCTAAAGTATTTCATCTCTTGTCTATTGCAAATATTGCAGTACAGTATTCGTCCAAGATTGTTGACTTGATTCAGCCTAGGATCAACGAACTAAACGAGTTGCTGGAAGGCAAGGACAGCCAACTAATGGAAGCATACAAGCACTTGGGCAAGCGTGAAGTTAAGGCATACATTAAAATGTATGAAGCAATCATCAACGATGCAATGGCTTATAAGACTAGCAAAATTGCAACTCGTGCTAAACCAAAACGCAAGCCAGTGCCACCAGAACGTCAAGTCAAGGGATTGAAGTACCTTAAGGAATTCGCAGAACTTGGACTTAAAAGTATTAACCCAACTGAGATTCTCAACATGAGCGAGTTGTGGACTTACAATACCAAGACCCGCAAGTTGGGTCGCTTTGTAGTCAGCATGCACGGTGAGATGTCAATTAGTTTGCTGGGTGTCAAAGGTAGTGCTATCATTGGATTTGATGAAATCAAAAGCACTTGCAAAACTCTGCGTAAGCCAGCAGAAAAACTAGCCGAGCTCAAGACACAGGGCAAACCTGGACTTCGTAAGTTTATGGACTCTATTAAAAGTGTTGAGACTCGACTAAAAGGACGAATTAGTCCAGATACCATCCTGCTTCGCGCACTCAAGTAAGGACTTGCAATGCAGTCTTCGGTAAATAACACTGGAGACTGCACATGCAAAACAATACAACTTACCGTTCTAAAGCGGCAAAAACTATCGAGCTAATGCTTGGTGGTGGCTTAGTAGATGTCGAACTAGACAAAGAACACTACGACATGGCAATTGATAAAGCCATTGGAAAATATCGTCAGAGATCCAGCAGAGCAGTAGAAGAAAGCTTCATGCTACTAAATTTAACCGCTGGTAATAGTTCTTACACATTGCCAGACGAAGTTATTGACGTTAGAGTTGTTTATCGCTCCAGCGCAGGTGGTATTGGTACAACAAGCACAACGTTTGAACCGTTTGAAGCAGCCTACTTAAACATGTATATGCTCAACGCCGCACGTGGGCAAGGATTAGCATCATTTGAATTATACATGGGACAGCGTGAGTTGATGGCAACTATGTTTGGCGCCCATGTGACATTTACATGGAGTCAGACTAGTAAGTTATTGAATTTGCATCGTAATATCAAGGGTGAAGAATCAGTACTGCTACACACTTACAACTATCGCCCAGATGAATCCCTGTTACAGGATACTGGTTCGGGACCTTGGATTCGAGATTATGCAACAGCTACAGCAAAAATGATGCTTGGTCAGGCACGTAGCAAGTTTGCACAGTTGGCTGGCCCACAAGGTGGTGTTACGTTAAACGGCACCGACCTAATTGCACAATCACAATCAGAGATAGAAAAGCTAGAAGACGATCTGAAAACGTTTGCTGATGGTGGCACGCCACTTGGCTTCATCTTTGGCTAAACGGTAACTTGACTTGATCATGCACTTGTGTTAATATAGTGCATGACTACACAAATTATTGGCATCTGCGGTTTTATTGGTTCTGGCAAAGACACTGCCGCAGATTATCTTGTAAACTTTCACGAGTTCCGTAGAGACTCATTTGCCGCTACCCTTAAAGATGCAGTTGCTGCCGTTTTTAATTGGGATCGAGAATTGCTCGAAGGACGTACTAAACAGGCCCGTGAATGGCGCGAACAAGTAGACCCATGGTGGGCTGACCGTTTGAAGATGCCCGAACTTACTCCACGTTTAGCACTGCAACTTTGGGGCACAGAAGTATGTCGTCGTGGCTTTCATGACGATATTTGGATTGCCAGCTTAGAAGCACGGCTACGGGACAGCAAGGACAATATTGTTATTAGTGATTGCCGCTTTCCAAATGAAATCAACTCTATTAAACAAGCAGGTGGTAAAGTGGTCTGGGTGCAACGTGGCACATTACCGAGTTGGCATATCATGGCAGGCAAAGCTAACCACGGTGATATAGTTGCTGCTGAAAAACTCAAGCAACTTGGTATTCATGCCAGCGAAACTGCATGGGTTGGTACTGAGTTTGACGCCATCATTGACAACAATGGCACAGTTGACGATTTGTATAATCGCATTGCATTGGTTGTCCGATAAACTAGAAAATAGTGTTTACCGGTAAATAGGCCCAGATTTAGTACTTTGCGCTAAATATCTTTGTAGAGGGTATGATCCCTTAGATTACGGAGATATATAAAATGGCTCAATTAAGTTCCCCAGGTGTAAGTGTTTCGATTATTGACGAAAGCGCCTACGCATCTGCTGGCACTGGTACAGTTCCAGTTATTGTTTTAGCAACACGTTCTAATAAAACGTCACCAGACGGTTCAGTTGCACAATACACCACTGCACCTTTTGCTAAAAAACCACTTATTGTTACAAGCCAACGCGAGTTGGTACAATTATATGGTGAACCAAAGTTCACTATTGTTGACGGTACACCTGTACACGGTCACGAATTAAACGAATACGGCTTGCTTGCCGCTTATTACTACCTTGGTATTGCTAACCGTGCTGTTCTAGTACGTGCAGACTTGAACATGGAAGAATTAGAGCCACAAGCATCTGCCCCAACTGGCCCAGCAACAAATGGCCAATATTGGTTAGATACTGGCGCAAGCTCGTTTGGCCTGTTTGAAGGCAATGGCACTACTTGGGTAGCCAAGTCAGTATATGTAACAGACGGCGAACCAGGCGCAGGCGAAGGTGCAGTAGGCGATTATGCATTAGATGCAACCAGCATAGTTAAGACATTCTACAAAAAAGTAGCGACAGAAGCTGGCAGCGTATGGAAAGCAGTTACATCTGGCAACCTAAGCGCAACAGTTACAGTTGCCCCTCACTATTCTGTACCAACCCCAGGTAACGGCGCAGTCTGGTTTAAGACAACAAGTCCAAATTCTGGCTTGTCTTTAAAAGTTAAAAAATACAATGCTTCTACACAAAGCTGGACAGCACAAACTGTTGGCGCAGGAAATGTAGATCAGTTAGTTGGCTATACAGATAATGCAACGGCTACCGCAGCATTTGGTACCAAGTTGGTAACCAACAGCATTTATATTCAGTTTGCAAATGCTAATAGAGCCGAATTTGAAATCAAGCGTTACAATGGTTCTACATGGGCTACTCCTACAGCAAGTGCAAGCGATACAGCACCAACAGGCGCACTACCAGACGGCAAGTTATGGTATGATGCAGGTAGCCTGGTTGACATTTATGTCAAAGCAACAGTCAATGATACTCCAATTTGGAAAGCAGCCAGTCAAATTGATGTGAACACAGAAGAACCAACTGAACCAAATTTTGGTGATGTATGGGTTGACACAAATGACATGGCCAACTATCCAATGCTAAAAGTATGGGATGGCAGTGCTTGGGTAGGCAAAGACAATGCAGATCAAACAACACAAGATGGTGTTTTATTTGCTGACTTGACAGCCGACGCAGGTGATGTAACTGGCGCCGAAGGTGGCGCAAACGCCATGGACGATCAAGCTCCTAACCCAGCTTACTTCCCAGAAGGTATGTTGTTATGGAACAGTGCAGTAAGCTCTGGTAACGTAAAAGCATGGAATGCCGCAGAAGGTTTCTGGCAGACAGAATCTGGTAACGTTGATAGCGGCCCTAAAGCAGGCGCTCCTTACATGTTTGATAAAGCTCAACGCCGTGTAGTTGTTAAGCGTTTGCAAGCAGCATTGACAAGCGGTGACGAACTACGTGCAGAAACATTGACTTTCAACGTTATTGCAACGCCTGGTTATGTTGAGTGTATTGACGAGATGGTTACATTGAACTTGGATCGTAAAGAAACAGCGTTCGTTATTGCTGACACTCCAATGAAGTTAAGCAACAAGACTACTGATGTTGTTAACTGGAGTCTAGGTACACTAGCCGGTACAAACGGCGCAGACGGTTTAGTAACACGCAGCGGCAGCGCAGCGATTTATTACCCAAGCGGTTTGTCAACTGACTTGAGCGGTAATGATGTTGCAGTTCCTGCAAGTCACTCTGTTCTACGTGGCATTGCATACAACGACCAAATTGCTTATCCGTGGTTTGCTCCAGCTGGTTTGACACGCGGTGCTCTAAGTGGTATCAGTAACTTAGGTACCGTTAATGCTGAAAACGAATTTGTTCCATTGGCATTGAACCAAGGTCAACGTGATGCATTGTACGAAAAGAATGTTAACCCATTGGTTAACTTCCCGGGACAAGGTTTATACATTTGGGGTCAAAAGACTCTATACCCAAGCAGCTCTGCACTTGACCGCGTTAACGTTGGTCGCTTGTTGGCTTACTTGCGTGAGCGTTTTGATGTAATTGCTCGTCCGTTCATCTTTGAACCAAACGATCAACGCACACGTAATCGCATTTTAGGTGTGTTCAACGCCTTCTTAGCAGACATGTACTCTAAACGTGCAGTATATGACTTCTTGGTAGTTTGTGATGATACAAACAACACTCCTGCTCGAATTGATAGAAACGAGTTGTACATTGACGTGGCAATTGAGCCAGTTAAGGCAGCTGAATTTATCTACATTCCGGTTCGTGTTGTAAACACTGGCGCGATTGCCAATGGTACACGCTAAATAACACTAACAGGAGACACATAAAATGGCAGTCAATTTAGACAAATTTAACGTAGACGGAGGCAGCGCAGGCGTATTAGTACAACCAAAACTACAATACCGTTTCCGTGTGCTATTAAACGAATTCGGCTCAGGCGAAAACTTAGAACTAACAAGTCAGGTTGTTAGCGTAAGTCGTCCAAGTTTAACACATGACGATGTAATAATCGACGTATACAACTCACGCATCAACTTAGCTGGTAAGCACACATGGGATGCTATCACACTAACAGTGCGTGATGACGTAACAGGTTTAGTAACACGAGCAATTGCAGCACAGATGCAAAAGCAAGTAGACCATGCTAACCAATCCAGCATCAAAGCTGGCGGCGGTTACAAGTTTGGTATGGCAATTGAAAACTTGGATGGTTCTCAGCCAGCTAATGTTTTAGATGCATGGCAATTAGTAGGTTGCTATATTCAAAACGTAAACTACGGCGAAAATAACTATGCAACAAGTGATCCATTACAGATCACTATTGCTATCAAGTACGACAATGCTGGACATATCATCGAAGGTACTAATGCACTTGATGGCGGCGCGGGCGATAACGACATTGCGGTTGCATCAACTGGTGTAGCACCTGGAGTTTAATAGTACGCTTTAATTTAAAGTGATAAGTAAGTGTAAGCAGAAATGCTTGCCCTTACAAGGAGAAAGAAAAGGGTTAGAAATAACCCTTTTCCAATGATACGCACATGGCATTTACAAACTTAGCATCCAAACTCATGCTTAACGACATGCAGGTCAATTCTGGCCCGCTTGGTAACGGCTTTCCATATTTAAAATTTGCATGGGAAATAGAATTAGCAGTCAAAGGCGGTAAAGCAAATGGGTTAGAGTCAACTGGTCCACTGACAGCAAAAAGTTGTGAACTACCTCGCTTTTCAATTGAAACACAAGTGGTAAATGTATACAATCATAAAACTATAGTTCAAACAAAAATGAACTACGAACCAATCACAATGACCTTTTATGATCAAACTAATAATGTTGCAGAGAGTTTGATCTGGCAGTTTGTATTGGGACAATTTGACAGCACTGATGGTTCTAAACGACCTGGGAAATTGCCTTTGGATGTAAAAATCTCAATGAAGAATTTAAGCGGTGATGGTGAAGACAAGGTATACAAATTAACAGATGCATTTATCACAGATGCGCAACACGATACACTAGATTATTCAACTAGTGATCCAATAGTATGGACTATCACATTGCGTTACGAAGATTTAGAAATCAGTGGTGTAAAAGATCTTGAGTTTAAAGGCCCTACACCAGAAGATGGCGGTGCTGGTATTAAAGCCTTGCCAAAGCCTCCTTCTAAGCCATCTGTGATAGCAGTGCCTGTCACAAAGCCGCCTAAAGCAGACGCAGTAAAAGAACGTGACAAATGGGTTGAAGCAGGCGGCACAGTAACTGGCGGCGGTGCAGCCACTGGTAATCCTTACATGACAAATCAAACACGCCTAGGTAATCCAAATATTAGACCCGGTAGCTTGCGTGACCGCGCTGCCCGTGCCAATGCTGAACGTGCCAATGGTGGCAAGCCAGTGCAAACTGCTCCTTGGCCTGAAGGTCGTTCAGGAGCCTCAGAGGCAACTTATGATGCAATGGGAAATGTAACAGGAAATAGTCCAAGTACAGGTACTGCAACGGCACCAGTTGTTAACAAAACAACACCAGTACCACCGCCGTGGGTCCGCCCACCATCAAAAGAATTAGTAGCTGCAAATAAACAGTTTGTTAAACAAGAAGCTGAATATGTAAAAGATGATAAGGGAATGAATCCTGAATACAAAAAAGCATATCTTGCAGGATTAGAAAAATACCCTCCGTTAAGCAAAAGTTTGCAGTCACAAGAAACATCGAGAAATATGGCCGAAACAGATGCGCTACGTGCTGCCCCTCGGTATGCATCTCAAACTCGTACACAAAATGCTGACGGGTCAGCAACTGATAGAAAGACACCAACCAGCGTCAATAACAATCCTTCTGCTACTAATAGTCAAGCAAATAAAGAACAACAGTATGTTAAAAAGACTGGAAAACCAACCGATTATTAATTATGGCATATAAAGTAATACCTCAAGTTGAATTTGATCGAGCAGTACAACAGGTACTGAGTCTAGGCATGGCACGAACTCCTGCTGAGCTAATTGTCATGGCACTATGGAAAGCCAGTATTGATTTAGGCTTAAATTTTAAAAGACTGATCGAAAAAGCAGTTGCCAATGGCACATTAGATGTTGATCAGTCTATACTTGATCATATCAATCTCACGTTACCCGAGACCATACGTTACACAAAGAAAATAGCAACGTCAGTTTCATCAATTGCCAGCAGAGAGTTGTAAATGGCCAATAATTATTCACAGGGGTACTATGTAATACTGAATCCTGAAAAGTATGTAGGCAAAGGAACACCAAAATATCGTAGCGGTTGGGAATTGACTTTTATGCGCTTCTGCGACAATCATCCCAGCGTAGTTTCTTGGGCAAGTGAATGTGTACGCATACCCTACAAGAATCCTTTTACTGGCCGCGACACATTTTATGTACCTGACTTTCTGGTAACATATCAAGTCAATGGAGTTAACCGTGCCGAACTCATTGAAATCAAACCCAAAGCACAAGCTGTCATGGAACTTGCACGTAGTCAACAAGAAAAAATGGCAGTTGCACTCAACATGTGCAAGTGGGCAGCAGCAAAAATATGGTGCAAGCGCATGGGCGCAACATTCCGCATCCTAACAGAAGAAGACATCTTTAATAACACCAATCCTTCACGTAAGCGCCGCAAATAAATCATAAGTAAGTGCATGACTAAGAAATTAGAAGAAGTGTTTGGTTTCCCACCTATTGAGGAAGCAAATGCTTTGGACCACACAATACCAGAAGTTTCTGAAGAAATTCAGGAACAGCTTGTTGTAGCTGCCGCTACAATTGACATGGCAAACCGTGTCGATATTGCATTGCCCACTGTCACAGACATGGCAACAGCAGAGCGTGAGTTAGACAAGTTAGCAAACATGGCGCAAGAACAAAGCGAACGTTTGATGGATTTGGGATTCAATGTTGACGATAGAAATGCAGGCAAGATTTTTGAAGTTGCCGCCCAACTGTTAAAAACAGCAGTTGATGCTAAGACAGCCAAGATAGACAAAAAGCTAAAAATGGTTGAATTGCAGTTGCGTAAAGCACGTATGGATCGGGATGAAAAAGGCTCAGATTCTAACAATGTTTTAGATGCAACCGAGGGCGGACTGATGGGAAATCGCAATGATATCGTGCAAGCAATCCTAAAGAGTGTCGGTCATAATAAATAGTCTTATGAGAGGATTCAATTATGCCCACACTATTAGAGTATATTAATCAGTTACAGCGCGAACACCGCTATCGTGTTAAGATGGCCTTCCAACCATCAGACCGCCAACTTGAAACTTTGGAGCGTCATATGAAGAAGTATGATGCACTAGAAGTTGGCCGCCCAGAAAAGCTAATGCTACAAGCACAACCAATGGATTTCCCGCAATTGGGTGGACATGAAATTGTTATTGTGGATGTGGTAACACGCTTGCCTGTTAGTGGCCCAACATTAGAAAACGAATTACGTAGTTTAATGTATATTGCTGATGGTCTATTAAAAGTATTTGGTCGTGACGAGCCAATTGAACAGCAAATCGAAGCAGAAGCAGATGTGAATACAGAAGCTAAACTTTGTGTTGACTATTCAGATTCTGAAGCAAACAAAGTAAGTGCCGATGAAGCCGCAGGCGACAAATACAATCAAGAGATGTTGAGCGCAGCCGACAAGTCTGGTAAAGAGCGTAAAGCTAACATTACACAACAGGTTGGTAAAATAACTTCGGGACCTGACTATACAGGCCCAGCTGATGGGAAGACAAGCCCAGTTGGCACTAAACAAAATAATATTGCTGTTCCAGGCAAAGGAGATAAGAAATGAAAAAGACTAAAGTAAATGAAAGCATCCGTATTGCCAAAGAAGGCATTGGTGAGTGCTGGGATGACATGGCTGGTGTAACTGGTCAAACTCCTGAAGGCCAAAGTGAAGGCCCAATGACTGTTACTATTAACATGCCAGGCAAGAATATCAGCGTTACAACAGACAGCGCAGATGAAATTGCAAACATTTTAAAATTAGCAGGAATTCAAATTGGCGGTATGAGTGCTGATACAGAAATGCCAGCAGAAATGCCTGGCGAACTAGCAGGTGTTGAAGAGCCAGCAGTTATGTATGTTGGTGCAGAACCAACAGTAGCAGCCGATCAAGTCCCAGGCGATAATGATGGCGATGGCGATCATGACATGCATGATCATGAAATTGAACAAGATGACGGCGAATCTGAAGAGGAAGAATCTGAAGAGGAAGACGAACCAGAAGAAACTGACGAAGCAGTTGGTGACAAGTCATACACTTCTAAAGGTGGCACTGTGACGCAAACACCAACTGGCTTATCACACCAAGCAGGTTCTGGCACTTACGGTGGTACTGAAACTGATGCTGAAGAAAAATCACGTAAAGATAAAGAGCAGGAATTGGCCAAGAAAGATCTTCCAGAAGCGGTTGAAGAGATTGATGAAGAGACAGCTCGTATCTTACAACTTGCTGGTGTTACTAACGAAGCACAAAGTGCTGCTCAAAAAGCTGCATTCAAAGCAATGATTGATAAGAAGAACGGCGGCAAGTCTGCAGATAAAGCTGACGACAAAGACGACAACAAAAAGCCAGATGCAGACGGCGACGGCAAACCTGATTGGGCTGATAAGGACGAAGAAGTTAAAGAAGAAGCACCTGCTACTAATTCTATTTTTGGTCAAGGCGTGTACGAACAAAGTTATGCTCGTATTCTAGAGTTAGCTGGACTTGCTGAAAGCAAACTAGCAAATAGTCCCGAAGGCACAAGCATGCCAGAGCCAAAGTTGTTTGACAACTTACCTTCTGCTCGTGGTGAAGGCGCTGGCCGTAAAGACTTTGGTGCCAATCGTGCTAACAACCAAGGTGAAAACCCAATGGGCCCAGCCGACACAGTTGAAGAGCAGTTTAAAACTGCAATGGGCGAGTACAGAAAGTTTGTTGCTGAAACTATCAGCCGCAAGAAGTAATAGGAGGCCCTTGTGGGTGCTGAAAATACTTTTGTAAAATCACCTTTCAAAGTAGAGAAGTTCACGGACGATCATGTCCGTGAACTTGCCATTTGCGCAGTTGATCCCATATACTTTATTGATAATTATTGTTGGGTACAACATCCTACTAAAGGTAAAGTTCGATTCAAGCTGTTTGATTATCAGCGCGACTTAATTGATTGCTATCACAACAATCGTTACAGCATCAACATGCTGGGACGACAGATGGGTAAGACTGCATGTGCAGCCGCATACCTTGTATGGCGAGCAATGTTCATGGCAGATCAAACAATTCTTATTGCTGCCCACAAATTTGCCGGTGCGCAAGAAATTATGCAACGTGTTCGCTACACGTATGAGACACTTCCAGAGTTTCTAAAAGCTGGTGCAACAAGCTACAACAAGGGCAGCATTGACTTTGACAACGGTAGCCGCATTGTATCAACTACTACAACAGAAACAACTGCACGTGGTATGTCACTATCTCTAATTTATTGTGACGAGTTTGCATTCGTTAAGCCACGTATTGCTTCTGAGTTCTGGACTTCAATCAGTCCTACATTGTCAACAGGTGGTAAGTGTATTATTACATCAACACCCAATCAAGACGATGACCAATTTGCACGTATTTGGAAAGATGCTACTAAGAAAACTGATGCATATGGCAATCCAAATGCAACAGGACTTGGACGTAACGGATTTGCTAGTATTAAATTTATCTGGAGCGAGCATCCTGATCGTGGTGAGGAATGGGCTGCAACAGAACGTGTCAAAATTGGCGAAGAACGTTTCCTACGTGAGCATGAATGTGAATTCATTATTGCTGATGAAACATTGGTCAATCCAATGAAATTGATTACTATGGAAAGCAAAGATCCAAATGGAAAAATGGGTCAAGTTCGTGTATACAAGTATCCCGAAGCAGGCAGTGCTTATGTGCTGGGCTGGGATCCAAGTCTTGGCACAGGTAGCGATCCAGCAGCCATCCAAGTGTTTAAATTGCCCGAGCTAGAACAAGTGGCAGAATGGCAACACAATAAAACTGACATACAAGGACAGATGCGTACACTTGTGTCTATACTAAAATGGCTGCAAGATGAAACCAAAGGCAACGTTGAACTATATTGGTCATTGGAAAATAACACAATTGGTGAAGCCGCACTTATTAGTGTACGAGAATTTGGTGAAGAACATATCCCTGGTACGTTTGTACAAGAAATACGCCGTGCTGGACAAAGCCGTGGCCGCAGAGGCTTTAATACCACTCATAAGAGTAAAATTACAGCCTGCATGCGACTAAAGAGCTATGTTGAAAGCGACAAAATGACAATTTATAGTCATAATATGTTGCGTGAGTTAAAGAACTTTATTGCACGTGGTGCTAGCTTTGCTGCCAAAGACGGTGAAACAGATGACTTGGTCATGGCAACAATTTTAGTACTACGAATGACAGAAGTTATCATGACTTGGGACACTGGCACATACGATCGATTGGTCAGTGCAGGTACAGATGAAGTTCTAAGACCAATGCCAATTGGCTTCCTATAACTAAATACAGCTATGCCTACAAGAGAACAACTAACCAAAGAACTATCCGCTACAGTAGCAGGGGTAAGCCACAATTCTACATTTAAAGATGCTGATGGCAAAAGTACCCTTGATCAAGAGCAGGCAGTGTATCAATACGTACCAGATCAAAATATCATGGTCATGGTCAACTACGATAATACAGACGTTGAAGTATGGTATGATCCTTCAACCACTGATGTAGAATGGTTCAACAAAGAGTTTAAACCACGCATCAAAGCAATTGCTAGACGCTACCTGTACGGTACATCTATTCGCAGCTATGATGGCGATATTGAACCAAAACAAATGGTTCACAGAACAGAAACTGTTGCAGAAGGCCGTAACAGTTTAAAGATCAGCTACCATCCATTGGGCAGCACACAGATTCGTCTGGCCCACACTAAAAGTGTTACAGAAGAAAAGCCTGGCGCCCGTAGCCGCAACATCCAAGCACTGTTTGTGGAAAAGGATGGAGAGCGTTTCCGTTTCCCTTACAATCACTTGTTAGGCGCCAGAGTCATGGCTCTACACGTAGAGTCTGGTGGTAAGCCATGGGATGACCAAGGCACTAAGATTGTTGAAATCAGTCGTCGACGTAAAGACATTATGGAACTATTACGTTGGAGCAAGCGTTTAGAAGAAACTGAAGAAGTTTCAAATATCCGTAGCCAGGGAAAAACTGAAGTCATTATGTTAAAACGCATGATGGAACGTGCAGCCCGCACAGGTGATCTAAGTGGTATCGCTGAGTACCAACTTCCTGCAAAGACCAAACCAGGCGCCAGCCTGATCCAATCCAATGACATGGTGTCCGAAGCAGTGGCCAACCTGGAATCATCCTTAGAACGCCTGTTCAACTAATTTGTTCGTTTTCTGGGTAAATAGCCTCTTGCTTTAATTTGCAATCATAAGTATAATACAACACATGCACAAAGAAAACGCATGTGTTGTTTTAGTCCACTATAGGGCTTAACACTCAAACTTACTCAACTTAAAGGTAAAACTCATCATGGCAACATTAGCAGAAATTCGCGCTCGACTAGCAGAGCAAGCACAAAAATCCAGTGGTACAAAGCAAGGTGGTGGCGACAACTCCATTTATGCACACTGGAACATCCAAGAAGGCACTTCAGCCTCAATTCGATTCCTCCCAGACGCAGACGAAACAAATACATTCTTTTGGCGTGAACGTCAGATGATCAAGATTCCATTCGCAGGCGTTGCAGGACAAGACGAAAACAAAAAAGTTTACGTACAAGTACCTTGCGTTGAAATGTGGGGCGAAACATGTCCAGTACATGCCACTATCCGTCCTTGGTTTAAAGATCCAAACATGGAAGCACTGGGCCGTACATACTGGAAGAAGCGTAGTTATGTTTTCCAAGGTTTTGTTGTTTCAAGCCCAATGGAAGAAGATAGCGTTCCAGAGAACCCAATCCGTCGCTTTGTGATCTCTCCACAGATCTTTACGCTTATTAAGCAAGCGTTGATGGATCCAGACATGGAAAATATCCCAACTGACTATCAGAATGGAACTGACTTCCGCCTGAACAAGACACAAAAGGGTGGCTACGCTGACTACTCAACATCAGGTTGGGCACGTAAAGAACGTAGTTTGAACGAAGTGGAATTGCAAGCAATTGCAACACACGGTTTGTTCAACTTGAACGACTTTATGCCAAAGCGTCCTGGCATCGACGAACAAAGAGCAATCTTTGAAATGTTTGAAGCCAGTGTTGAAGGCAAGTTGTACGAGCCAGAACAATGGGGCAAGTTCTATCGTCCAAGTGGCGTACAGATTGCTAATGCCCCTGGCGCGGCAGCAGACGCTGATGAAGATACACCTGCTAAGGCAGCGCCTGTAGTAACACGTCCAGCACCTGTTGCTTCACAATCGGCTCCGGCAGCCGCAACAGCACCAGTTGCACCAGCAGAAGGAGCAGCCAAGCCCAGCGTAGACGACATCCTTAAGATGATCCGCAGCCGTCAAGCATAATTGACACAGGGAGAGCATGATGCTCTCCCACTTCATCTTAAAGGAATAATATGGCAAAAGCATTCGATGTCTCTAAATTTAGAAAGAGCATTACAAAAAGTATTGAAGGCCTCTCTGTAGGCTTTAACGACCCAACTGATTGGATTTCCACCAACAACTTTGCACTTAACTATTTGATCAGTGGAGACTTTAATCGTGGTATCCCAATGGGCAAGGTTACTGTATTTGCCGGCGAGTCTGGCGCAGGCAAAAGTTTTATCTGTAGTGGTAACTTGGTTGCCAACGCACAAAAGCAAGGCATCTTTCCTATCTTAATTGATACAGAAAACGCTCTGGACGAGAAGTGGTTACATGCACTTGGTGTAGACACTTCCGAGGATAAGTTGCTAAAACTTAACATGGCAATGATCGATGACGTTGCTAAAATGATCAGCGAGTTTGTGGCACAATACAAAACAATTGCAGAAGGAGAACGTCCTAAAGTATTGTTTGTACTTGACTCACTTGGCATGTTGTTAACACCAACTGACGTTAATCAGTTTAACGCAGGTGATATGAAAGGTGACATGGGTCGCAAGCCTAAAGCACTTACATCACTGGTTCGTAATTGTGTAAACATGTTTGGCGATTTAAACTTAGGTTTGGTATGTACTAATCACACATACGCATCGCAAGATATGTTTGACCCAGATGACAAGATCTCTGGTGGCCAAGGCTTTATCTACGCAAGTTCTATCGTTGTTGCAATGAAGAAAATGAAGCTGAAGGAAGACGAAGACGGCAACAAGATTACACAGGTTAAAGGTATTCGTGCAGGTTGCAAGATCATGAAAACACGTTATGCCAAGCCTTTTGAATCAGTACAAGTTAAGATTCCATACGAAACAGGCATGAATCCTTACAGCGGTTTAACTGACTTGATCGAAGCCAAAGGCATGTTAAAGAAAGAAGGCAATAGTCTTGTTTACACAACAGTTGACGGTGAAATCATTAAGAAGTTCCGCAAGGGCTGGGAACGCAACGATGATGGTTGTTTGGACACAGTAATGTCAAATATTACATCCAACCCACATATCTTTGACAAGAGTGTTCCGCAAGAAGCACCTGAACTAGTCGAGGAATAAATGGCCGAAGACCATGAACAATGGTTGAAAACGCAAGGTGTAAAGATCATTGGTCGGCACACCTTGCGCCGTGCTTCTGCTCCTAGTTTTATGAATTGGGCAAATGATCGAGAACATGATCGCATTGACTGGTCTGAACAATTCACCACAACAGAAGAACAAGTGTACCAGGTTGAACTTGATGAACGCACAATTGGAAAGTTTGAACGTTTAGAGTCAACTGTCAAGTATGCACTTGAGTATATGGATCGTAAACATGGAGGTCAAAGGCCTTCTGCCCCATCAAACGATGTTGCTGATTATTACATTGACAATAAAGAACGTCATCTAGCATTACTACAAGAAAACTCAATGTATCGAGACGCCTGGAAAGAGTTTCAATCCATAAGAGCCTTACTTGGTGAAACTCCCCATTGGCCTTGACAACAAGTTCTGCTATAATAGTCTTATGCAACTCAAACTCTTAATCGAACAACTTCAAACACTATACGAATCTGAAATGCTTCATTATGAAATTATGGGCGAACCAGAAATCATGATTGATTGTTTTAAACGTACTGCACCTGGTGAGTTTGTTTATGCAGGCTTCAACGATAAGATAGAGATCCAGCGAAGTAGCGATGGTGTATATCCTATACTAAATGCATTTTGGGATGATGAAAGATAATATGAGAGTAATGACATTTGGCTGTAGCTTTACCAAGTACCATTGGCCTACATGGGCGGATATCGTACTCAAGCAAGCCGACTTAGCTGGAATTCAAACCGACAACTGGGGTATGCCTGGTACTGGTAATTTGTTTATTGCCATACAGATACAACAGGCCATTTCCAAAGGTTTGCTAAAAGCCGGTGACCATGCATTTATAGCCTGGAGCACCTTGTCAAGAGAAGATAGAATCGTTGACGGCAAATGGCTTACACCTGGTAATATTTTTAATCAAAATACGTATCCGCAGGATTGGGTAGAAAAATATGCAGATATGGAATTTTATGCACTTCGTGACTGCACATTGATCAATGCAACACGAGCGGCACTAGACGGTCTAGGTATTAAACAAACTCAGTTTAGCATGTCCTGGAAAGAACCATATGGTAGCCATGATACTACTACTTCAAAAATTTTAAGAAAAGTTGACGATATATTTGATATTTACAAATGCAAATTTGATTGTAAACCAATTTTAGAACTGATACCGTATCCACCACCAGTTACATTACAGGTAAATTGGTCACTAACCAATTTAACAGAAATTTATACAGATACACACCATCATCCTGTTGACATGCTAAAATATGTTAAACAAGAATTATGCTCACTTGGCATCCCTTGGTTGACTATCGTTGATCCCAGGGTTGAAACTTGGACTCATGAATGGGATCATCAAATCAAAACTGCGCCACAACCATTACGGTATGTTGACTTTCCGATAAATCTGCCAAAGAATCAACAATGGGGCTTTTAATGATTAAAAAGTTAATGCAACGACTGGGTCGACATCGTGTTATCATGGACCGACGCTCAGATGAACCCTTACTAGAAAGGTATTATGTTTTCCTTAAAGACCGAACATGGTTTCCATTTAATGTGTTTGTACACAAGTTTTGCAAATCAGACCCAGATGATGTGCATGATCATCCATGGCCTTACGCTACTTTAATATTGAAAGGCGGATATTATGAATGGACACCTATCTTTGACAAACAAGGTAACAAGTTTAGTGAAGTTGCTGTTTGGCGAGGACCCGGCAGTTTTCGTGTATGTGGGGCTAGTTCTTACCATCGTATTGAGCTTGATCCTAGCATAGAGTGTTGGACCATGTTCATGCCCGGACCACAACAGCGAGAGTGGGGATTCCTTGTTAACAACAAGTGGATTGAAAGTGAAACATACTTGTCTAAAATGGCATCACAAAATAACAAAGTCAGCTAAGTATCGCTGACCACTAAAGGTGGATATATGGAGAAAAATACAATGAGTGATACATCAGGAGAAATGCTAGTTGAAATGTGGCTAGCAGTTAAACCCTATATTGATAAAAAAGAAAGACCAGATGCTGCCCTTGCATATTTGCGAGCATCTGAAGACTTTGTTAATTTAGAACAGGCCCAAGAAGATGCCAAGGGATCTGACACAGCACTTGACGGTGCTTTTGCAGAAATACTTGGTGACATCGAGGAAGAAGTTGAAGAAGACGAAGACGAGGATTATTAATGAGTGCTTGGTATAGGAAGGTTGTTGCAGATTTAAGTTGCCTTCCAGACTGCATTGAATGGTTTGAAGGTGAACTCATTCAAGGCCGCATGGAACTAAAAATAGTTGGTAGCCTTGAAAAGGCCAGTCGTGAAATGCCAGGCATTGTAGAATACCGATTCAATCAGCTACAAGAGATTGAAGCTATACTCGAGCAACTTAACATCCAACTTCGTAAAGTCAGAAGTGCAAAGTTTCGTCAATTTACAGAACATTACAATCGCGCACTAACCAGTCGCGATGCTGAAAAATATGTAGACGGTGAACCAGACGTATGTGACATGGATTCGATTGTAAACGAGTTTGCACTTGTCCGTAATAAGTTTCTTGGACTTGTCAAGGGGCTTGATAATAAGCAATGGCAAATCACCAACGTGGTAAAACTACGTGTGGCTGGCATGGAAGATGCCGAACTACGCTAATTCTGCTTAAAAACTAGACAACTTAGCCCCTTAGTGTTAGGGGCTTTTTTGTGGCTAAAATACAACACAAAATAGCCAAAAAACCGTTGACAACTGGTCCAAATCGTCGTATAATATACACTTAAACAGTAAAAAGGAACATGATGCAGTACACCCTGATTACAAAAACTGGCAAAGTAATGCAATTTTATGTCAAGGCTGTCGCTGATATGTATCAGCAAGGTTTAGGCGGTGTTGTATTTTCGCAACAAGACCTAATAACTGTTCAAAATAACCAAAAAACGGTTGCTCTTTGAGCCAACTAGCAGTATAATCAATACTGTAGCAAGTTAATTCATCCACGCAAAGGAACAACATGTCAGCTTACATTACAATTTTGAACGGTACATACCGTAGTTTTAACATCAAAAATCAAACGTTTGCACTTGTTGCTGATTACAAAGAAGGCACCAAGGGTGGCTATGTTACAGTACTTGCAGATGAATCACTTGGTGAGTTTGCTGGACGCGAAGTTCGTGTTAAAGTTGCATCCATGCGCGATGTTATCCCAGCCAACGCCGCAGATTGCGCAACCAGTGTTGAAGGCAATTTTGACGCACCAAAACGAAAGGAATCTAAAGTGCAGGAATCAGATGAACAGGCAATTGAGCGTATTCGTGAACGCTTTGACATTTTAGAAGAGATGACAGAAGGTGCAGTTGATGGTACCGTCCGTGCTATGATTGTTGTTGGCCCTCCTGGTGTGGGCAAGAGTTTTGGTGTAGAAAAGGTACTTGACAAAAGTGCTATGTTTGACAAGATTGGTGGCACTCGTCCACGTTATGAGATTGTCAAAGGTGCAATGAGCGCCATTGGTTTGTATTGCAAGCTCTACAATTATAGCGATGCAGGTAACGTGTTGGTGTTTGACGATTGCGACAGTGTACTGATGGACGAGCTGAGCCTGAACATTTTGAAGGCAGCATTGGACAGTTCCAAGAAGCGTACAATTTGCTGGAACACAGACAGTCGCATGTTGCGTCAAGAAGGTGTGCCAGACAAGTTCGAGTTCAAAGGTAGTGCAATCTTTATCACCAACATCAAGTTTGAGAATGTGCGCTCTGCAAAGCTCAAGGATCACTTGGGTGCATTGGAAAGCCGTTGTCACTATCTGGATTTGACATTGGATACTACACGTGACAAAATGTTGCGTATCAAACAAATTATGATGGACGGTATGTTGGATGCATACGAGTTTGAAGAAGGTGCCAAGCAAGAATTGTACGAGTACGTAGATGCCAACAAAGACAAGTTGCGTGAGTTGAGCCTGCGTACAGTTATTAAAATTGCAGACTTGAAGAAAATGGTTGGCGAAGGCTCCGACAAGTGGAAGCGTTTGGCAGAGACCACTGTTATGAAGCGAACTGCCTAAGTTACCAAAACGGGCAATGACAATAAGACCTGTTGTAATTGAGTAAGGAGAATGACATGGCTTACAACAATGGAAACCAGTACGACCAAGAAGCAGAGTATGCCAAAAAGTCTACTGTAGAACTAATTGCCATCCGTACTCAGTTTGAGTTGGCAGTAATTAATCATCCGCAAGGCCCTAAAATGTTCAATGAACATCTTGAGTGGGTCAAAATGAAAATTGCAGAACGAATTG